CTATGAGATTATTCCCGGAGTATGATAACTACTATGACTTAACAACAAAAGCAACCTCCTTCACTATCGACTTTTCAAAGCAATTTAACGCTATTGTTAATTCTATAAATGATAACTTTACTCTCAAAGGAACAGGTAAAACAATAACTGTCAATACTTCAGATTTCGTGACGACAGCACAAGGTAAAAATTTTGCTGTACAAGAACAGAAAACAACAACTACTACCGCAACAACAACTGGATCAATTGTTCCTGGTCAGACTGTTCAAACAAAGGAGGATATTGGAGATTTTGTATCCCAGTTTGACTTCAATCCATTTATTAGAGAACAACAAGTTGAGTTTGTTGTTATTGGACTCAGACCTGGTGCAAGACACTATGTATTCTTTGATGGAAAACCACTCCAAAGTAGACCTGCTCAGGTTGTTAGTATGGCCGATCTCAATGGGGGTACAGAGGGATTATCTCAGAGTACCAATTTCTCATTCATAGGACCAGTTGGTGCTAACCTAGTTGCTAATAGTACAGGTGGATTAGCTGGTGCATTCTTTATACCAGGAAACACATTCAACGTTGGTCAGCGTGAAGTTTTAATTGTTGATACAGATAGTTATGAAAGTTCAGATAGCGCAGTATCAAGGGTAACTGCCCCTTACAATGCTTACAACTTCAAGAAAGAGATGACAAATCTCTCGATGATTACCAAAGCCCCTGCATCATTTCCAGCTGTATACCAGACAACTATTGATGTAACGACAACTACAACACAGCGTGTTATAAGATGGGACCCTCTTGCACAGACCTTTAATTTAAACTTCAATGATAGCGGTGATGGGTGTTATATAACCAAGTTAGACTTATTCTTTAAGAGTAAAAGTACGACCGCTGGTATAGCAGTTCAAATCCGTGAAACTCTAAATGGTGTACCTACCCCTATAATCCTTTCTAACAAGTTTATTTCTGCTGACGATGTAAATGTAAGCAATACGGGACAAGTAGCAACTACTGTTGTTTTAGATACCCCTGTGTTTATTAGAAATAACATAGACTACTGTATTGCAATTCTCCCAGATCAAAACTCACCTGATTACGCTGTATGGACTGCAGTACCAGGTCAGCCAGATGTATCTAGTAACAAGATTGATAATGGTGACTTTGGTGTTGGAGTATTGTTTATTTCATCGAATGATAAAGTATGGACCCCAGTACAAACAGAGGATCTTAAATTTAATTTATACTACGCTAAATTTACACCTTCATCCGGAACTATAGTGCTGGAGAATAAAAACTATGAGTTCTTTACTTTATCAAATACTGAAGGTAGTTTTGAAGGTGGTGAGTTGATTGCTCAGAAGTCTAATACATTCATTACATCTGCTAATCTAACAAGTAACGTATCATCGCCATTTGTAGTCACATCATCATCACTGACGGCATTGCTGACTCGTGGTGAAAATGTGCTAATGGTATATGGTACTGATAAGGTCTTAAAGACCGGCACCGTATCAAATAGTGCACCTACAACAATCACTGGTTCTGGAACAAGTTTCACAACCGAGTATAGTGTAGGTGATTATTTACTTATTGGTAATAGTGTCCGTGAAGTAACTGCTATTGCAAACACTACTCAACTCACTATAGATGCTCCTTTAGCAACAGCGGCGTCTGGTGTGGCTCATCACGGAGTTACAGAACATTTTCAGGTTAATATGGTACTTGGGGTGACATCATCACTTCTGTTACTAAAAGACTGGCCTGAACGATTAGCTGATGGTTCTACTACATATTTAAATATACAGAAAGCTGTAACTGGCCGTGTAGCTGAGATTGGTAATGATGACACAATCGTTATTGATAGCTCAACAGCAGCTAATGCTTCCTTTTTGTTCCAGGCAACAAAAACTATAGTAGGATCTAAATCAGATGCAACAGCCGTGATTAGTTCCATAGATGATTATGCTTATAACTTCCTAGAAGTTCATGCATCTACATTAACACCTTCATCAGCAAGTATTGATTTGTCCCAGAACGCAGCTACTACTTCTAATTCTTTTAGTACAGGAAATATTGGATTTGGAGTATCTAATAAAAATGACGTTGAGTTGGAAATGAGATCAAGAAGTAATGAGATAGCTAACCATAGTGGTAATAAATCTTTACGGATTACAGCTACTTTAGGTAGACCATCAACATCAGATAAAGTAAGCCCTGTTATAGATCTAACACCAGCTAGTGTTGTATTACTACAAAACAGGATTAATAATTCCAGCGCAGATGAAAATACCAAGTATGGTAATGCAGAAGTGAAATATATATCCAAGCGTGTTGTTCTAGCTGACGGTCTCGATGCAGAGGATATGAAGTTTTATGTGACTGCATACAAGCCTGCGGGTACTAGTGTTTTAGTTTATACTAAAATATTGAGTAACGATGATGGTGGTCAGTTTGATTCTAAAGAATGGACTCTATTGGATCAGACTACAGAAACTAGTTTATTCAGTGATCTAGCAGATGAGGAGGATTACCTTGAGTATGAGTATTCATTACCTAAGACACCTCCTGCAACAAGATTAACTGGTGTCGCAGCTACGAACAGCAACAATACTATAACAGGATCCTCTACAACATTTAATACTGATCTTGTTGTTGGTGATTTAATCAAAATTGTGAACACCGATACAAATACTGATTACGAAATTAATGTAGTAAATGCTGTTACAAATAGTACGTCATTACAGTTAACAAGTAACACTGGTCCTTATTCAAATACAACTACTACTGGTTTAACCGTAGAGAAAGTTACACAGCCACTTACTGCATTCAAGTATTGGGCTGATAGCTCCGTAGTACAGTATTATGATACATCAAGATCAGCTTACAGCACATATAAAATATTTTGTATAAAAATTGTATTATTGTCAGATAATACTCAGAATATTCCTAAAATTAAAGATATAAGGGCTTTAGCGGTGTCTGTATGATTATAAAAACTGATGATGGTAGTTTTAATAGAGATAGTAGTAATCACGCACTAATAAATACAAATGCGGAGGCCTACAGTCTCTATAAGCAGCAACGAGCTCAACAAAAAAACCACAACGATTTGCAAGGTCAAATTGATAACCTAAAAGGCGATCTTGATGATATCAAGAGTATGTTATCAGTTTTAATACGAAGAGAGAACAATGGCAATCCAAACATCTAATGTAAATATCGTAACAGATTCATTCCAAAACTGGGTTGATAAAACCAACACTCTGTTATATGGATACTCCACATACACTGTTACTGCTGTAGCAAATACTGCTGGTAGTATTACAACTGGTAATGCTGTAATTAATGGTACGTTTGTATCAAACAGTGTTGTTGTAAGTGGATCTGGTACCCTTGGTCTAAGGGGTGGTACACTAACTACAAGTAATGTTCTCTTTGTGACGAGTAATGTATCGGTTGGTAACTCAACTGTTAATACAACAATCACTACTACTGGGATAGGTACGCAATCTATTACTGCTTCTGGTAACGCTACTATTAGTGGGTTAGCAAATATAGCTGGTAATGTAACCATTAGTGGTACTTCGCATGTTGTTGGAGGCAATGTTAACATCGACTCCGGAACACTATATGTTGATTCCGTCAATAACAGAGTTGGTATAAACAACACGGCTCCTGGCGTTGCTCTGCACGTTACAGGTCAAGCAAACATAACAGGTAACACAACAGTTGGTGGTGTGCTTACTGTTGCAGGTAACACAGCTTTCACAGGCACTGTTCAGTATACTGGTGGTGTAGCATTCAGTAATAGTGTATCAGCAGTTGGTAATGTTACATTTAGTAATACGCTAGCAGTAACTGGTAATGTTGTATTGAGTAACACTTTAGCAGTAGTAGGCAATGTTACATTCAGTAACACAGCTAATATTGTCGGTGCAGTATCTCTTGGCAGTACTCTTTCTGTTGCTGGAAACGTTATTTTTGACTCGGGTAGTTTTGTACTAGACGCATCAACAAATAGATTAGGTGTTAATACTGCATCACCATCAGTAGCTTTGGAAGTTGCTGGTGATGCTAAGATTTCCGGTATGGCTAACGTGGGAGCGAACCTACAAGTTGGTGGAGATTTAATTATTGCAGGTAATGTTGTTGTTACAGGCTCAATTGGTGGTGGCAGTTCAGGTGTTTCTTCTGGTGGTGGTGCACAGACATTCAATGGTAATACAACAACAGTGCTAATTGGTAATAGCACTGCTAATGGTTTCTTGCTGATGGGTGCAAGAACTGGTTCATATTCTAATAATGATCTAGTTACATATATTGCAAATACAGGAAACACAGCTATTGGTGGTTTAACTAATGGTGCAGCTTATTATATACTGACTACCAACTCAACAGCTATTCAGTTGGTCAATGCATCATCCAATGCAGCTGTAAACCTAACATCAGTACCTACCAGCTCACAGCCAGGTCATTTCCTAGTGGCTCCAGGCGCTCAGGTGAGAGGTACACTGGCTGCTGCATCCAATACAACACTGTTAACTTTACAAGTCAATAGAACTGCTAATTTTGCTAATAATATAAATGCAGCAAGTATAACGACCCAGGGGCTCGTCAGTACTGTTGGTGATTTTGACGTAACAAGCACAGCTATCAACTTCCGTAATAGTCAAGTGTTCTTTAATGGTGGGCTAAAGAGTTTGGGTAACTTCGAAGTTACATCTGGAGCCGCATCTGTAATTTTAGCACCTCCTATAACAGCAAATAGTACGTTAACAGTAAACGGTGCAGTTGTAGCTAATAGTAGCCTAAGAGTTAATGGTGGTATCTCGTTTGTTAACCGGTTATTAGTATCCAATACTACTACACTTACATTCTCTGGTAATGCATCATCAGTACTGGTTGGTAACAGCTCCATAAAAGGATTTATATCTGCTGGTGATACTACTAATATCTCCAACAATGATATTGTAACATACTCAGTAGGAACAGGTAACACTGTTATTGGTGGTCTTGCTAATAATACTGATTATTATATAATCACAGCTAATGCATCACATATTCAGCTAGCAGCTACTCCTGGTGGTACAGCAATCAATCTATCATCAATTGCTGCAACAGCTCAACCTGGTCATTTTATTACTCCTAAACTACTAACAGTAAGAGGTGGACTCGGTGTAACAGGTCTAACTGCTATTGGTAACAACCTCATAATTGCTGGTAACACTACAATTGGTGGTTCACTCTCAATTGGTGGTACTACAGCATTTACTGGTACTACACAGTACACAGGTCAAGTAACTTTTGGTAATACCTTATCTGTAGCTGGTGCATCTGCATTTACCAATACATTGGCTGTAACTGGTGGTGTCACATTAAGTAACACATTATCTGTTGCTGGTGCTACAACATTAAGTAATACCTTATCGGTTACGGGTAACGTAACATTCTCTAACGGTGTTACATTCAATTTACCTATTGTTTTTAATTCCGACATTACCTCGACAACAAATGTATACGCCAATCAAGTTATAATTGCTCTTGGTAACATGACTGCTAACTCAACAACGTTGAAGATTGGTAATAATATATCTGGCGTGATCACGATTGGTAACACAACATTCCTAACTAACACAGGATTATCAATCTACAAGACATACGCATCTGATGCAACTAGCTACGGCTCATCGATCAGTACAGTATACAACAATGCAACAATGACTGCTGCAAGACAGCACTACTCACAATATATCCAGGCTTTTGCAAATACTTTGAGTGCTAACTCAACAAACGGTAATCCTGGTAATGATTTGTACGGTACAGTAGTAATAGCAAAAAATGCTAATACTGAGATGGGTACTGAGAACTCAAGATTGACCTTGTTAGGTGCTGGATACTTTGAATCTAGAAATGCTGCAGGTGGTACGACTGCTAATACTGTTAGCAGCGCAGCCGCTGTAACTGCTGTAGCAAGATCATGGGGTAGAGGTGTAATTTCTACTGCAACTGGTTTGAATTCTTTAGTTCAAGTTGCTAACTCAACCGTCACAGGTAACATATCAACAGCGTATGGTGTTTCTTCAACAGTTGAAAGTAATACATTAGGCACAATTACAACGGGTTATCTATACTTTGGTTCACACACCGGTTCAAACACAACTAATAAGTTTGGTATCTACATGCAGGGTGAATCAAACAACTACCTGTCTGGTATGTTGAATGTTGTTGGTAACACTACATTAGCTAACAATGTAACTCTTGGTGGTAATGTGACTATCAGTGGTACATCACATACTTTGGCTGGTAATGTAAACATCGACGCTGGTACATTCTTTGTTGATGCTGTTAATAATAGAGTTGGTATCAATAATACTGCTCCTACAGTGGCATTACAAGTAACTGGATCTGCTAATGTAACTGGACTATTGAGTATTGGTGCACATCTTACGGTCAACACATACACAAATATTTCAGGTAACCTGATTGTATCAGGTAACTCATTGATAACCGGAGTAGCTACATTTAACAATGTAGCTACATTTAGCAACACGCTATCTGCAACCGGTGCTGTTACATTTAGTAACACGTTATCTGCAACTGGTGCTGTTACATTTGGTAGCACGTTATCTGTAACACGTGCGGTCACATTTAGCAATACTTTGAATTTAACAGGTGCTGCAACATTCTCAAATACATTAGCTGTAACAGGTGCTGCTACCTTCAGTAACGCTGTAACCGTTACTGGTGCATTGACATTCAATGGTGCTTTAGGTGCAGGCAACACAACAATTGCCGGTTATGCAAACGCAACTGGTAACTTAAATGCAAATGGATTGAATATTGCACTTGGTAATATTACCGCAAATGCTACCACGTTGATTATTGGTAATACGACATCTGGTGCAGTTGGTATTGGTAACTCTACGCCATCGACATATGCATTGAATATCATTAAAGCATATACAACAGACAATGACTGGGGTGGAAATTGGACTATTGTTCATAATTCCAACGTAGCTCACGCAGCTGCTCGATACGTTGTGGGTGGGTATGATCAGGCTTTCAATAACTCGCAGAATAGAAATTCTGCTGGTGCAAACCTTAATTCAACACACTATGGTTCCATAGGTCAGGTCTTCAATGCAAATACGGTTGGTGCAAATGCGAGAACAACAACGGCGTTTGGTGGTTATTTCTCTGCATATAACCAAGCTGGTGGTACAGCAGCTAATACTGTTGATGCTGCATATGGTACGTACACAGCAGTTGGAGCAGTTAGTACTGGTATAATTAACGTAGCGTATGGCAGCAAGTCACTGATTGTAGGTTCAAGTACTGGTAATATCGGTAATGCATTTGGTTATCATAGTACTATTGAACCAGGTGCGTCAATGACAGTAACCAATGGCTACTTGTTATATGGTGATTACCCAACCAATAACACAAGAGTAACAAATAGATTTGGTATTTTCTGTAATAATGAGGTACGGAACTATTTGAGTGGTGCGTTGCAAGTAGTTGGTGCTGTTAATACATCCACATCATTTACAGTATCTGCTATTGCAGCCACCAATGGTGCAAGTATGGATACTAATGCTATACGACTTGGTAATAGCTCAGTTAATACTGTAATCACATCATCATCAATTAAGAACCATACAACATTCTTAGCCAATGCAACAGGTATGTACAGTACTGGTGTAGCTAACGCAACAGGTTACTATTCAGCTAATGCAACTCATATTGGTAATATTGATTTCACCTCAGGTGTAAGATTAGGTACCACTACTGTTAACTCTTATGTTACTTTTGAAGAGTTACGTATTGCAAACTCAACAGTAGTCACAGCGATTGGTAGAGAGCAGATCCTAGCAACAAACGCTAACACATCAATTAAGTCACTATCAGTTGGTGGTGCAACATTGGGTACTTCCGGTGAAATTAGAGCTCTAAATAATATTACAGCGTTTGCACCTTCGGACATAAAATTCAAAGAGAATGTTGAAGATATTAAGGGTGCAGTTGATATTGTATCACAGATTGGTGGTAAGACATTTAGCTGGACTCAGGATTATATTGATGAACGTGGTGGTGAAGATGGATACTTTGTTGTTAAGAATGACTTTGGTGTCATTGCTCAGGATGTAGAAAAAGCATTCCCACTTGCAGTAAGAACGAGAACGGATGGCACTCTTGCAGTAGATTATGAGAAGTTATCGGCTCTTGCATTTGCTGCTATTGTAGAACTAAAACAAGAAATAGAAGAGTTAAAAAATGGCAACAAAGGCTAATTTAATTATAGATCAAGGCACTAACTTTAATACATCAATTGCATTGACTGATGTGGATGGTGGTGCCATTAATCTAACCGGTTATACCGGTGCATCTCAGATGAGAAAAACTTACTCATCATCTAACTCTAGATCATTTTCAGTATCTCTTGGTGGAATGAGTGGTACAGTTGGCTTACAGTTAACAGCAAATCAAACTGCTAATATTGAGCCCGGTAGGTATGTTTACGATGTTGAAATAACAAGTTCAGCGAATGTAGTGACAAGAATTGTAGAAGGTATCGTAACAGTAACCCCTGGCGTAACGAGGTAACCAAATGTCAGTCATAAAAGCACAACTAGTAACACCAGGCGGTGGAACAATTAAGGCGTCTGTAACCACTGTAGGCCAACAGTTAGTATCTGTTTCCCCGCTTTCCCTAGTAACAAAACCAAGATTGGATCAACTTTTTGATGTTGTTGAGCAAGAACTAGTCGATGGAGCAACTTTGGTGTACGATGCCAATAGTGATAAATATATATTAAAGACTCCAAACGTAAACGGCGGTTCGTTCTAGCATAATAATTATAAAAAAGGTAAAAGATGTCTAATCTTATTCAAATTAAGCGTTCCGCCCTGACGGCGGTGCCAGCAACACTGGAAGACGGTGAATTAGCGTATACGTCTAATGGTGAGGTACTATTCATTGGTGATGGGCAGTATGTTCGTCCTATTGGTGGTAGAAGATATCCTGGTACTCTTACAGCTAATCAAGCACTTGTTGCTAATGGTACCGGGTATTTGGACGAGATCAGAGTTGCTAATCTTGTACCTACTAAAATTTATGCAAATGGATCTTCTGGTAACGCTCAGGCACTTTTAGCAAATTCAACAGGTGGTTTGTACTGGGGTAATCCTGCTACTTCACTGAGTGATTTATCTGATGTTGAGACATCCGGTGTCACTGGTGCACAGATCCTTGTTGCAAACTCAACCGGTGTATTCAGAAACGTATCTGTATCTGGTGATATTACAATCGATGCAAACGGTGTAGCCACTATTGCTGCAGATGCTATTGCACTTGGCACAGATACTACAGGTAACTATGTTGCAACAATTACAGCAGGTAATGGTTTGTCTGGCAATGGTACTTCAGAAGGATCTACTCCAACCGTAGCAGTCGTTGCTGGTGGTGGTATTGTTGCAAACTCAACTGGTGTATTCGCTAATGTAGATAGCTCAACAATTGAAATTTCTGGTGGCGCTCTCAGAGTTAAAGATGATGGTATTGCACTGGGAACAAAAACAACTGGTAACTACGTAGCAACAATTACAGCTGGTAACGGTATTTCTGGTAGCGGGTCCTCAGAAGGATCAGCTCCTACAATTGCAGTAGTTGCCGGTAACGGTATCGTTTCAAATTCTACAGGTGTATTTGTTAATGCAGGTACTGGTGTTGTAGTTAATGCTACTGGTGTTCATGTAGGTCAAGATATTTCAACGACTGGTGCAGTAACATTTCAAGATCTAACAGTTAATGGTAATACTGTATTGGGTAGTAATACCACCGATGTTATCACTATTAAAGCTCTTGTTAATACTGATATCATGCCTAACGCCAATGCAACGTATAATATTGGTAATAATACAATCAGATGGAATGAAATACATGCAGCCAATGTTCATTCTCACTCTGGTTACTTTGACGGCAATGTTCAGATTTCTGGAAACTTAGTTGTTTCTGGTAACGTAACAACAATTAATGTAAGTTCGTTACTTGTTTCCGATCCAATAATTCAGTTGGGAACAAATAATGCATCTGATCTAGTTGACATTGGTTTTGTAGGCCATTATAATGATGGTGCAACTGATAGACATACTGGTTTTATACGTGATGCTACTGATGATGTATACTATTTATTTGACAACTATACACCGGATCCAGGTAGTGTAATCAATACGGCTCATGCATCATTCAGAAGAGCTTCGCTTTCTTCCTTCTTAGTTTCTGGTGGTCTTGTAACTAATAGTACTGCTGTTGCACTCTCAGCTAACTCAACTATTGCTGTAACTATCACTGCAAACTCTTTAAACCTTACCACAGCTCTATCAGGTAACAGTGGTGGTACTGGTCTTAACAGTTATACAGCAGAAGATATTCTTGTTGCTAACACGACAAATGGATTTAGAAAGTTATCAATTGGTGCTGCAGGAAGAGTGTTGCAGTCTAATGGTACAGCACTTGTATACGCTACTCTTGATGGAGGAACATTCTAGTGGAAGTTGATTTCGTTAATGTCTATATTGCAAAACAAAAGTCCTGGATTGAAGATTTAGTAGCAAAACAAATTATACTAGAAGCAAGACTTCAGCTAGCCGAGGCTAAAGCAGCCCAGCTAGCTGATGATTTATCCAAGCTAAATACTAAGATAGAAAAAACAACCAAGAAGAAATCGGAAAATTCTGATAATTCTTTTTGACTCTAAATAGAGTTCTGAAGGGGCCAGATGGCTAATTTATTTCAAGTCAAACGTACGACTGTATCCGGTCGTACGCCTAATACCTCCGATCCTGCAAATACCCAATACATTGATACTGGTGAGCTAGCGCTCAATCTTACCGATGGTAAGATGTTTTCGTCTAACGGAACCGTTCAGTTTGAAGTCGGTGCTAATCTCACTAATCAAAATGTTTCTAATACTGCTAACGCTGCTAGCCATACTGTTGGATCTAATTTTATTGCTAATAGTACAGCTATTATTGGAACTGGTTACGCTAATATATCAACATCTGTTAACAGTGCTCTTTTAACTGTCGGTACATCATTCATTGTTAATACAACAGCTCTAGTTGTTACCACCCCATTGACAGCAAATGGATCAACAGGAACAGCTGGTCAATTTCTTATATCTAACGGATCAACTGGAGCTCCTTACTGGGCTGGTGGTGGTGGAAATGGTACTGTAACACAAGTTGATACTGGTAACGGTTTAACCGGTGGTCCAATAACATCGACAGGTACAATATCTGTCAATGCAAATACGGGTCTGATTGCTAACTCTTCTGGTTTGTTCGTAGATGCAATATATGCTAGTGCGTTGAGTGTAAATAATGCTTCATACGTCGGTGGTAATAGTGCAGCTGATTTGAGATTATATTCATCGAATGCCAATAATATTACATCAGGCACACTAGACACAGCTAGATTACCTTCAACTGCTAATATAACAACAGCAATCAATGTTGGAGCTAATATTAATATTAGCACAACTAATATCAGTGTTGGTAATTCAACAGTCAACTCTGTTGTGAACTCAACATCAGTAGTTGTAACTACAATATTGGCTAATAGTATCAACGCCACTTCCTTTACAACAACAGCATTTATAGCTAATGCGACGTCAATCACCCCAGCGTCTAATACTTACTCTTTAGGATCATTATCTAATAGATGGAATTTATTTGCAAATACTGGGGACTTCAGTGGTGCTGTCACTATTGGAGGTAACTTAACAGTTTCGGGAAATACATTTACAGTATCTGCCAGGACACTTGCAGTTACTGACCACATGATATTCATGAATAACGGTGTTCTTGCTAATATCACTGGCGCTACTGGTAACGGTACAGCTGTTGTGTTTGTTGCTAATAATAACTATGCTAATAACTGGGACGTAACTGTAACTGGTGTAACACCTTCGTCGTTCAACGGAACATATCACAACATAACCCAAGCAAATGCAACACATTTTATTGTTGCTAATACAAACACTGATACATATACATCAGGTGGTACTGCAAGGGGTACAACAGATGCAAATCCAGATATTGGTTTTGCGGCTGGTTATAATGATGGTACATATCACCACACTGGTTTCTTCAGAGATGCAACTGATGGTGTATATAAAGTATTCGATAATTACGATCCTGAACCAGATGAATCTGCTTTCATTGACACATCAAACGCAACATTCAGGATTGCAAACTTACAAGCAAATGGCTTCCTAGCAGCTGTTGTAAACGCTACTACAAGTGTAAACTCTGCAACTATTTCATCCGGTACATCTTTTATTGCTAATAGCACTCAGGTAACATTAAATAATGTGCCTCTTTCAGCAAACGGGACTACTGGAACAGCTGGTCAAGTACTTGCTTCCAATGGTGCTACAGGTGCTCCTTATTGGAGTACTGTATCGGGAGGTTCAGGTAGTGGACCCGTATACTTCTCATCCACTACCATAACAAGTAATGTAAATGTAACTACTGGAAATAACGCAATGATAATTGGTCCAGTAAGTTTTGCTAACGGAGTAGGTGTTAGTGTTGCAAATAATTCACGTTTGGTTATACTATAATATTTAAGGGCGAAAAATGTCAACAGTAATTACAGCAGGTAATGATACAAATAATTTTGGTATGGTTGGAGATGGTTCTGGTATATTGGAATTGAAAACAGGTGGTGGGGCAGGTACCACAGCACTCACACTATCATCATCTCAAAAAGCTATACTTGCTTGTACTTCTTTTTCAACCGTAGCTAATGGTGCGTTAGAGTATGATGGCACAGCTTTTTATGGAACTCCGCTATTGAACGAGCGTGGAGTTCTACCTACAATGGAATATTATAGACTCAATGCTAATAGCTCTGGCGCTAACGTTGCAGCAATGGGTATTGGGTTTATTACTGGTGGATCAGGAACAACATCTAATATTGCCGGTACAACGCTAACAGTTGGTGGTACTGTTGCTAACGGCTTTGCTGTTGGTCAGCAGGTGTATGGTACTGGTATCACAGCAAATACAATTATTACAGCATTAGGAACAGGTACTGGTGGATCTGGTACATATACTGTAAGTATATCTCAGACTGTCGGGTCTAGAGAGATCAAGTCAAGTAAGGGATTGACGGTATCAAGTAATACGGTTTATGCTTTTGAGATGGTATATGGTATAGCAAGAACTGCTGGTACCAGTTCTCATAGCTTCTCACTTTTATTTGGTGGAACTGCATCGGTACATAATATTATGTATAATGTAAAAACCACTTCTAGTCCAACAAATAGCAACACAACTCCTGCTGCAGTTGGTAATATAGCTGACTTTACTGTAACAACAGCAGGAGCGCAAGCTTTATTTACAGGTATTACAAATACAATCTACATGAATATTCTAATTAAGGGAACTGTGGCAATTAACGCAGGAGGAACATTTATTCCACAATATCAGCTCTCTGCAGCTCCTGGTGGTACCTACATTACACTTGGTGGATCATATATGCAATTCTATCCAATTGGACCATACGCTGCAGCGGATATTTCTGTTGGTAACTGGGTATAGGATAATAAATGACAACAGGCATTCAAACAAATAACGACGGTTCAACATCGTTCCAAATCAATGGATCAAATGTAATGGTGGTTGACACTTTACTTGATACAACATTTACAGGAGCAATCATACTTCCAATTGGTAACACTATAAATCAACCCCTTTTATTCAGATCTGGAACAAACCTGGCAACTGCTAATGCAGGATCAATGGAGTATGATGGTAAGGTATTATACGCAACTCCACAAGGTACTCAGCGTGGTGTTATACCAAGCAGTCAGTTCTTTAGATTGAATGCTGATTATGTAGGAGCTAACACTACCGCAGCTCAGAGTGTGTTTGGTGTTGGTGTTACACTATCTAGTTCAACAGTCTATGCATTCGAAGGAATGTACCTACTTGGTAAGACTGTTGGAACAACAACTCATACAGTATCTTATTCATTTGGTGGCACTGCAACTATTAATAATATTGGCGGGTTTGTAGATGCTCAGTTTGCAACAACAAACTTTTCAACACCCTTACTCACAGCTGGTAGCGAGGCTAGAGCTGGTTTTATAAATACTACAGCTGTTTCAATATATGCAACTAGTGCATCAGCTACTCAGTATCATACTGTGTTTGTAAAAGGCACCGTATCAATTAATGTTGGTGGTACGTTTATTCCTCAGTATACAACCTCTGCAGCACCAGCTGGTTCTTACTCAACAACTACTGGCTCATACTTTCACATATATCCTATCAGTACCAGTGGTGCTAATACAAACGTTGGTACCTGGGCCTAAGGACTAAAAAAATGACAATTTCACTTAATGGAACAACTGGTATTACGGGACAACCAGCAATTTATGAAAACATAACTTCTTCTGCAACTGCTGCTACCGGTACAATTAATTATGATTTAATTACCCAGTCAATACTATACTACACTGCCAATGCAAGCTCAAACTGGGCTGTAAATATTAGAGGTGATGCGACTAATACCCTCAACTCTCTTCTTGCAGTTGATCAAGCAGCCTCAATCATATTTCTTGTTACGCAGGGTGCTTCATCATACTATCCAACATCACTTACTATTGATGGTTCTAGTGTTACTCCAAAGTGGCAGGGCGCTATTGCACCTACATCTGGTAATGCTAACGGTATTGATGCTTATAGTTATTCTATTCTCAAAACAGGTAATGCAGCTTACACTGTACTAGCTACTCAATCACGATTTGCTTAAGGATATAATATGCCGTTGTTAGCTATGCTTGGTGGTGGTACTGCAGCTAGGATGGGTGGTTTTGGAACACGTCCAGCTGATCCAAGAGACACTTTTTACGGACAAACACTTATCAACATTTCAAGTGGATTGGCAGTTCCTACATCTAACAATAACGTATTTCTAGACTCGTCAAGTTTAAACACCACGATAACAAAAGGTGGTAACACTGCCGTAACAACGTTCTCTCCGTATAGAGAGAATTGGAGTTTTCAAGTAAGAAATTCTGCATGGGTTTCCTTTGCTGGTCCTTCATTATCAAACACATCAACTACCTTCACGGTAGAGGCATGGGTTCATCCTCAGGGAACTCAAACTACTGATCCTAGTAGTGGTAATGCACCTGCACTAGTGGGTGACTTTAATTCTTCAAGTAATCTATTCAATTGGGGAATAGGACTAACTAACGGTAATGCTTTAAGATTCACATGGTATGATGGTGCCTATAAGACGGTGGCTAGCCCAGCTGCAGCTTTGACTAGTAATACATGGAGTCACATTGCAGTAGTAGCGGATGCAGGTAATATAAATTTATATGTAAATGGTACTGCTCAAACAAGAACCGGCACCAACACAGTCACAACCAGAATACTATCAACATCAAATACCACAATAGGCCAGTATCGAAGTGGGCTTGCTTCCTATCAAGGATATGTTTCTAGTATAAGTATTCTTGACGGTGTTGCCAAATATACCTCAAATTTTACTCCATCAAAAACTCCAATAACAAGAAATGCAACTGGTCAGACATTTCTATTTCCGGCTACAGGTAGACTTGCTGATTTTAATACGACTACAACAGCTAAAACTCTAGTTGCTAATAGTAGTGGTACAGGTATTTACCTTTTAACATATAGTCCTGTTTTATCAAGACCTTACGATCGAACAATTGATGGTGCTAGTGCGTTTTTTGACGGAACGACTGACCACTTAGCCTTACCCTACAATATTAATAGAAATATAGGATCAGGTGATTTTTGTTTGGAGTGCTGGGTGTATCCAACATCTGTGGCTAGTACTGGTGTCATAGTTTCGACCCGTTCTGGTACAGCTGCCTATGGTCCAATTTTATTATGGAGAAGTACCTCTACACTCCAGCTTTATATGAGTGGTAACGGTACCACGTGGAATATAGCAGGTCCATTAGCTCATACAACTCCTCTTGTAACTCACCGGTGGCAACATGTTGCAGCATATCGTGTTGGTGGAGTAATATATCTTTCTCTTGACGGTGTTATTGTGACTGGAGCAACTAGTAATGCTACACCAATAGTAAATTCAGAAAACTGGAGGATTGGTATTGATGGCGGTGAGACATCAAATCCGTGGATTGGTCATATATCGAACATGAGACTTCAAGTCGGAAGTCACGATTACACATCAAACAGCTGTCCTGTTCCTACTACATTATTATCTAATACAGCCAACACCAAGATGCTACTTAATTTTAATAATGCAGGAGTAATTGATAGTACCGGTAACTTTAGTATTGAGACTGCTGCAGGAACTGCTTTTAAAGATGGTGGAGTAAGTAAATTTGGAGGTAGTGTTATTCGTTTTGGAGGTGCAATGAATTTAACTCCTGTAGCAAATACTTCCTTGGGTATGGGCTTCCCTGCTGTAACAGGGGGAGGTAACTTTGCCATAGAATTCTGGCTGTATAAAACCAGCAATGGTCAGTCAGGAATATATGATCAGCGAATAAACACAGGTGTATCAGAGGATGTTATCCATATCTACAATAAGGGAGATGGTACAATTGGTGTTTATATTGCTCTCTCTGATAGACTGGTTACTGGCCAGGTATCTCTTAATACATGGAACCATATTGCACTAGCAAGAATAAGTGGTAGTTTGTATTTATACCTGAATGGAGTAAGTGTTGGTTCATCGTATGTTTGGGCAGGTACCGGACAAAATAGAATACTTGTAGGTGCTGCAGCTGATGGATTTCAACTATCTAATGGTTATCTTAGTGATTTCAGAATAACAGTAAATACAGCTCGTGGTGCTAATACATCAGTCTATCCAGTACCAACAGGTTTCTCCCCAGCTTATTGATAGATAAATACTGGTAAAACAACGGAGTAATTAATAATGCCAATTCCAGGACCATCGGGAACAACAATTAATGCTAACACCATACAAGGAGAGTTTGGTGGTAGTGGTCCCATATCACTAAGTGAATATTACAGGAGTCCTTCAAACACTCCTGTTGTTCCTAACCCTGTTGGTGGAGGTAATAACACTCCTGCGGTTATCGTTAGAAATACTCCGGCTACACAAACAATACCAAATAACATATCACCGCCTGCACCAGATACACCAGCAGCACAGATTTCATATAACGACTTCTTAGGTACTCAGAATAGAATACCGTATTCAATAACTGTATCTGCTAATGCGGTTGATTACAATCTTTATGATAACAGAACTCCAATATATGCACCAGGTGGTTCTGATATTGATGTTACTATTGAGGCTGGTGTTGTACTGACAGCTTCAACCACAGCGTCTGCCGGCCTATTGATACCAAGTCAGTTTGCTCCTGGAGATACAATTACTATTCATAATCTTGGAACTATTTACGGTAAGGGTGGTGCTGGTGGTCCCGGTGGATCAACTAGTGCACCTGGAAGATATCCAATTGGTGGGTGGGTAGGTGGTGCTGCTACGGCAGGATCTGCTGGTGGAGCTGCTGTTCTTGCTCAAAGACCTGTCACAATAGATAACCAAGGGACATTGATAGGTGGAGGTGGTGGTGGAGGCGGTGGTGGTGGATCAATCAACTATGCCCGTACACCACCTTTCTCTATTCCTTTCACTTTTACACAGGGTAAAAATACAGTCAGTGGATCTACCCCAGTAACTGGTTATGATGATTTATCCGGTGGTGCTGAGGGTGGTGGCGGAGGAGGTGGAGGCGGTGGTCCAGGAGCTACGCCAGGATTAGTTGGTGGTGCTGGTGGTACTGCCGGTGTATCTCCCTTTACTCCTGCAACAGGTACAGCTGGAACAGCTGGTGGTTTTGTTAATGGTGGTCCAGGTGGTGCTGGTGCTTCAGCTAGTGGATATGTTGGTGGTAACGGTGGTGCTGGTGGAAACCAAGGTCTTGCTGGTAATGCAGGTACCCCGGGTACTGGAGGTAACTTTCCAAACGGTGGTGGTGCTGCTGGAGCTGTTGGACCATACATAACAGGTAACCCATTCGTAACATGGGCAAATAACGGAACAAGAATTGGTGCTGTAAGCTAAAAGGAAAAGTAATGAAAACGCTAAAAATGAAAGTATTATCATACGAAGATCAAACAGATTCACTAATTGTCTCTTTTGCTTCTAGTGATAACCTGTCTCAAGATCCCGATAATTATCAGGGGTATGCATATCAACCTGCCAATATGTGGCCGGATGTCAATGACATTGAGGATATCAAACAACGTATTGCTCAATCCGGATTGTACGTGGCTGAGCAGCAAAAAAGAAGAGAAATACTTCAGGCAGATCCAGTTAAGAAGCTAGCATTGAGATCATTAGTTGGAAATACTTTCGAGTATACCTTTGATAGCTTGGGTCCTGTAGATATGGAACCTGTAACGGAGATATAACATGGAAATGATAAGACATGGGGCTTTTGAATACATATGCGTTCAAACCAAAGTATATCCAGGAGACATTATAAACTCCGATCCAGTAATTAATAACATAACTAATATTCATAAAGAAGATCATGGATACTGTACTGTGCAGACCAAGAGCTCTCAGATATTGAGAAATACTGAAACAGGTGAGGAGATAATCATTCCTGAAGGGTCTTTTGCATGTAAGACCATGTATGATGTAAATATCCCTGATGGAAGATATGAGATAATTATTGACCACCATTCCGAGATGTTTTGCTTCAGTCCCTACTTAAATGTTGACTATCTACCACTACATGATAGATTTGAACCTTTCAAACTGAAAGCAGGTGAAGAGGTTACCGTATTGATGGGTAAGAGGATCTTCATGATGGAGGGTGCTGTTAATATTGCTGATAAGAATTACACTAACGTAAATAGACTTAAATTTACAACCGGGAATAAGAAGGTTCGTGCTCTTAGAGACACTTACGGAGTTTATGTAAAATAATATGAATGAACAATTTGAAAAGTTTGGAGCAATATATGTTCCAAGGCTGTTGTCACAGCATCTTTGTTATTTTTTCACACACGTATTACTAAGAAAAGCTGACCTAGATCCAGTATCTGATCAACAAGTACCATCATCACTAACAGTGATGCATCATGAGATTATGTTTGAAACACTGCAAGAAGCAGTGTGGCCTATGATTGAAAGTGCATTAGGGGAGCCCTTGATGCCGACATATTCCTATTCAAGACTATATCACAATGGTGACACATTAGAAAAACATACTGATCGTCCTGCTTGTGAGGTAAGTGCTACCATTCAGCTTGGAAGATCACATCATTATTCATGGCCAATATATATGGGTGGGAAGCGATATGATATGGCGGAAGGTGATGCTGTCATCTACAAGGGATGTGATATAGAGCACTGGCGTGATGTTTGTAATGGTCCAGAAGGATACTACTCTGGTCAAGTTTTTGTTCACTTTGTAAAGAAGAATGGACAGCATGCATCACAGGTTGGTGATCCAGTAAGCGAGAGACCATATAGCTACAAATATAATCGAACTAAATTAATGGAAGAAAAGTGAGGACTTGATGTTGTATCCAATGTATGCAAGAAACCAATATGGACGAGATGACATGGCATATTGGGATGGGTTTTTATCTAATGAAGATATAAACACTTTATTAGCACTTCCAGAGTGGCACAGTAAACACGAGGCGACTATTGGAAGTGATTCCGAAGAGGCTCAAGTAAGTAGTAAAGTTAGAGTTTCCGATGTTTCTTGGGTTGGTGTTAAACCTGAAATACATTATATATGGGATAAAATTTCAGCAACAGTTACAGAGGTCAATAGAAGATTCTTTAATTTTGATCTATCCGGTTTTCATGAACCAATGCAGCTTAGTTATTATTCTGGTGATCAGAAAGGTCATTACGACTGGCACACAGATGCATCACCATTTGATATGAAGGTACCAAGAAAATTATCAATGGCTCTTTTACTATCTGATCCAAGTGAGTTTGAGGGTGGTGAATTCCAGGTCAAAATTGGAAGCGATGAAGTAAAGACATTAGATTTGGTAAAAGGAAGAGCCTGGTTTTTTCCTTCATATGTACTTCATAGAGTGGCTCCTGTTACAAAAGGAATAAGAAGATCAGCTGTACTTTGGGTAGGTGGACCACCTTTTAAATAAAATGAAATACGCAAAGAAACTAAACATACATCTTGACTCATCTGCGGGGTTTGATAATAGAACAAGACTAATAGAGAAGCATGCAAAAAGGTCATACGGGTATGCTCTTGTGAGATATTATCTACCTAAAAAAGATGTAAATTTAATCCTATCACCATTTCCTCAAAAAATAAGAGAGAACTGTCTAGGTGTTACTAAATCTGTAATATCTGATTTATCAGCTCATGTTCATACTATAGAGCAGTGTGTTATTAACTTTTATTATAAAACTAATGGTAAAGAGACAGTATTCTATGAGGGGGAGCAAGAAAGAATACCTTCGGAATTCAATGATGATAATGGATATTATCAGGTCAATGAGTCTAAATTGACTCCAGTAGAGAGCTTTGTTGCTGGTGATAATGATATCTGGCTTTTAAATTCAAGGCAACCGCACGCCGTACTTGAAGACCCGGCCCGTACTAGAGAGAGATACCTTATTCAGATGTATTTGAGTATCCCCTTCCAAGAAGCGGCAGATTGTTTTCTATAAAATAACTGCAACATAAATACTTCAATAATAAAGGAGTATAGTAATGGCCCGTCCAGTCTCAAGATCAGAATTCAAAGAATATTGCCTGCGTAAGCTGGGTAAACCTGTTATTGAAATTAACGTAGATGATGATCAAGTAGAAGATCGTATTGACGAAGCATTAAGCTACTATTGGGATTACCATTTTGATGGTACAGAAAAAATATACTATAAGCACGTAATCACAGCAAGTAATGTATCAGACAAGTATATAATACTCCCAGAAAACATAATTGGGGCTGTGCGTATTTTCAACATTGGTGACCCCATGGTTACTAATAACCTGTTTGATATTAGATATCAAATTGCGTTAAATGATCTGTATTCCCTCACTTCCGTTTCAATGATCCCATACTACATGATGTTCCAGCACGTTCAGCTGATGGAACAGTTATTGGTGGGTATGCAGCCAATCAGATACAACCGTCATACAAATAGGCTGAGTGTTGACATGGATTGGAATAAAGTCAACGTTGGTAATTATTTAATTGTTGAGGCTTACCAAGTTCTTGATCCAGACGTTTATACAGATGCATGGGGTGATAGATGGTTAGGTATGTATACTACTGCACTAATTAAAAGACAGTGGGGTAGCAATCTTTCAAAATTTAGTGGGCTTCAACTTCCAGGTGGAGTTTCTTTTAATGGAGATAAGATCTATAATGACGCAAATGCTGAGATAGAAGCACTTGAGAAGGAAATGATGTCATCTTACTCGCTCCCAGTAACGGATATGATCGGCTAGCATGGCTACAAACTTCTATTTCAACAATTTTGCTGCTAGTGGGGAGCAACAGCTCATTGAGAGTCTAGTTGTAGAGTCTATTAAAATCTACGGCCATGATAGTTATTACCTACCAAGAACAAGTGTTAACATTGATGAAATACTTGGTGAGGATAGCTATGCTCAATTCAATTCTTTCCATCTTACCGATCTGTATATCAAGAATGTAGAAGGGTTCCAAGGACAGGGAGACTTTCTTTCTAAGTTTAATCTTGAGATACGAGATCAGGTTACCCTTACAATGGCTAGAAAAACCTTTGGGGAAGATGTTGGTGCTTTTTCCGGTCGTGATCGACCATTAGAGGGTGATATAATATTCTTACCACTTAATAATAAATTCTTTGAGATCAAGTTTGTTGAACATGAAGCTATATTCTATCAATTAGGATCTTTACAGACATATGATTTAGTTTGCGAGTTATTTGAATTCAGTAACGAGCAGTTCAATACCGGACTTGACTTTATTGATAACATATACACTAGCCTGTCAACAGACTTGTCTGATTACAATATCCTAACTGAAGATGGTAAGTTCATGCTCACTGAAGATGGATTCGAAATGATTTTAGATGACTTCTATCTTGAAGAAATTGATCCTGTGTCCGATAATGTTGAATTCCAGTCAGAGGGTGATGCTATACTTGACTTCACTGAAATTGATCCGTTTAGTGAGGGCGTATATTAATGTTTAATCAAACCTTTTTTCACGATACTATAAGAAAATATGTCATTTTATTTGGAACAGTATTCAATGACATATATGTTCAGAAGACTAGTAATGGAGAGATTATCAGGAACTATAAGGTACCTATATCTTATGGTCCAAAGGAAAAGTTCCTAGTTAGAATACAGCAGGATCCTAATCTAAACAAACCTTTTGCTATTCAGCTGCCAAGAATGGCGTTTGAGATGACACGAATGAGTTACGCGGCAGAAAGAAAGCTACCAACACTCAATAAGATATCTGTGGTAGAT